CCCATGGATTCGCTATAATAGTACTTGCCCTTGGAGGATTGGCCGAGCGGTTTAAGGCACCATCTTGGAAAGGTGGCGAAGTGCAAGCTTCCGTGAGTTCGAATCTCATGTCCTCCGCCATAGGTAATCAAACCCGCATTTTATGCGGGTTTTTGCATCTTTTTATTATGAATGACCATACAATGACCATACAAATCAATATTTCTTTTTACTAAATTGTATATTCAATAAGTTTATTGCAGATTTGAAAAATGAAGTTCGATTTTGTAACGATTCGATTCTGTTCTTCAATTGGCGGAATTGGGATAATCAAGTTAAGAATATCTTCTCTAGAAATTCCGGGAATCATGCTTCTTGAAGTATCATTTAGATGCTTTGCATAATATTCAACAACTAATTTAATGTAACTTTTCGAGACAATTTCTCCGAACCTAACTGCCATTATTTGACGAGCAATATGAATATTCCCAATCTCGTTGAAAATTGTTAAACCTATGGTTCCTTTACAAGTTATTAGTAAATCACCTTTTTTTGAGATTACAGAAGGTTCATCTGTCCATCTATTGATTAATATTCTACTATTCTCAATATTACTCGCACCTGTAATATAAGGTATTCCATTCTGTACGTCATTAAATTTCTCAGTCTCTAAATCTCGACCGGATATAAGCGTAATTATTGTACCCAGTCTAAGCCATTCCCATTCTTTGGGTATTTCGAAAGGAAAATCAGTAGCCTTTATTCCCAACATTGGTTTATCCCTTTTTATAGCACCCTCGCTTATAGCTTTACTTTTTTCCTTCTCAATTCTTTTAATCAATAATTGTACTGGCTCATCGGTAGGATCTTGCTCTACAAGCTTTCCTTGAATTGCTAATTCTCGAATCTTATTTCGTGATAATCTGGCTAATGCGATAATTGAATGTTTCTTCTCCTCAAATCTATCACATACATCAAAAAGCTCCTCAATTTTTGCAACAATGCGTTCTTGTTCACTAAATGGAGGTAACGGTACTAGTAAGTTTAGAATGTCTACTCTTGAAATACCAGGAATCATGCTTTTAGCTGATTTAACAATTAATTCAAAATTGCTATCTAATACAAGTTTTATATATTCTCTTGATAAAAAGTTCCCAACTCTTACAGACATGAATTGTCTAGCAATATGTACATTCCCAATATCATTGAGTATAGTTAGGCCAATAGTTCCTTTACAGCTAATTAATATATCCCCTCTAATTGATATTACTGATGGACTTTGGGTCCATCTATTTACTTGTATCTTGTCAGATACTATATTACTTGCTCCAGTAATGTATGGGATACCCTCACCATCTTCATTGTAGAAAGTAGTTTCTAAATCACGACCGGAGATCAATGTGATTATATCTCCCAATCTCACCAATTTCCATTTATCTGGAACAACTACTTGAGACTCTATCTTTAAAAGTTTCTCCTTTTTTGTTTTAACTCCCTTTTCGTTAATTATCTTCTCAAAAAGTAATTCTGCGGATTCATCACTAGAGTTTTGACTTGCAAGTTTACCTTGAATTGCAAGTCTAAGCAATTTAGCTTTGATTTGATGAATATTCATTATTCATTAACCTGGCGCGAAAAATCTTTAAGTTTACCAAGAAGATTCAGCATTTCATTTCCATCGTTTATCATTTTATCAACTAGTTCATTTAATGTATAATCCTGACTCTCTACGAAAAGCTTTGGGTTTTTATTATCAAGGTTATAATTATTAGATATAATTTCTTGTATTGTGATCGAGTGTGAAAAGACACATTCTTCGTCTCGGTGATCCCACCAAATTTTTACCGGTTCAAGATGCTCATTCTTGAGCTGTTTTTTCTTTGAGAACGACTTATAATCCTCCGGCAATGGAATAGTGTAATAGTCAATTTTCTGAGTACTTTGTCCTTTTTCAAAGAAAAGCAAATTCGTAGTTATAGGTGTGTATGGAGCAAACACTCCTGCTGGAAGTCTAATAATAGTATGTAAGTTACACTCTCCAAGCAATTTCTTCTTAATTGCGACTTTCGCATTATCGTTCCCAAATAAAAATCCATCTGGCAATACTATACCACATCGCCCATTTTCTTTTAGTCGATACGAAATCTCTGCCATAAAAAGATCTGCAGTTTCTGATGTTTGAAATTGGGCAGGAAAATTTGATCGAATCGCTTCCTCTTCATTTCCTCCATATGGAGGGTTCATCAGAATAACATCAAACTTGTCATTATCATTATAATCTCTAACATTTTTCTCAAGCGAATTCCCATGAATAACATTTGGCTCATCTATATCATGCAGGAGCATGTTAGTCATACACAATAAATAAGGCAAAGCTTTTTTCTCAACTCCATGTAGAGAACCTTGAATCTGCATCCGATCCGCAATAGACTTAGCTTGTTCTTCAAGGTGTTTCTGAGAAGTAGTTAAGAATCCACCTGTCCCACAAGCGAAATCAGCAATACTTTCGCCAAGTTGTGGATTAATGCGATCAACAATAAATTCAGTGATCGGTCTTGGTGTATAGAATTCCCCGGCATTTCCTGCAGATTGTAAGTCCTTCAGAATTGTCTCGTAGATATCATTAAATGCATGCCGCGATCGATAATCTTTGAAATCTACATCATTAATCTTGTTGATGACTTGACGCAATAAAACACCATTTTTCATATAGTTGTGCGCATCTTCAAAAGCGAACTTAACAATAGATTGTCTTCTTGGTGTTGCTTCATCAACAGACAAAGATTTTAGCGCTGGAAATAATTCTGAGTTAATAAAGGTCAATAACGTCTCACCTGTCATCGCTTTTCCATCGAGTTCATCATTGGCCCAGTTGCGCCAGCGAAGTGGTTCCGGAATAATTGACAAATAATCTTGTTCATAGATTTCCCAAAGTGATTCTTTTGCGTCGTAGATTTTTAGAAACAAAATCCATACTATTTGTGCAATTCGTTGTGCATCACCATCAACACCGGCATCTTGCCGCATTATTTTCTGAAGACTCTTAACTAAATTTTCAATACTCATATAGTTTCCCTCCTACGCATACAAGCGTTCTTCAATATCATTCAAAACTGCTAAATAGTTTGCTCTTCCGCCAAACAATTGAACAATTTCAAATGTCCCGCCAAACTCTATAAATTCTCTTGTTTCAAGCAATCTTAAATCTTCAAACTCAAAAACTCCATATTCCACATATTTATCAAGTAATTTCTTGATAATTTGAGATTTAGGTTGACTGAATTGGCTCAAAATTCCTAATTGCATTATTTTTTTAACTCGCTCTTCCCGAGTCATTGGTTGTAAATCAAAGCCTAAGTTACCAATCAGGTCGTATTCGTCTATGTCCTCCTCTAAGCGATTCTTGATATGATCAATAAATACTCCTTCATTTTCTAATTTTTCCTTTATTTCAGATTTGTTAGAGTTTAACCATTGTTTAGCAAAAGTAGCAAAGTCTGGATAGATTCGCTTAAGATTTCTTTTTGAATACTCAAAAATTGATTCATTTACAAGTTTTCCGTCACCATCATAAAATTGTACAGTCTCATTTATAACGGACACCTCAACTCCTTGGACATAGATCTTCTGAGTTGGTATATGCCCTTCACCACCACTTCTTGCTTCCTCGGGGACTTCTACATCATCCGGTTCATTAATTGGTTTGCCTGTTGGATCTTCATAAATAACTTCTGGATCACCATCAAATGCTGGATCTGAAAATTTCTTGTAATTTGAGCGGAAATCCATTATTGTGAAGTGCAATTTCCCCTTATCTTCGCGAATACGGGTTCCGCGACCAATTATTTGTTTGAACTCAGTCATGCTACCTATTTCACGATCGAGAACTATAAGCTTGCATGTTTGCGCATCAACACCCGTACTCAATAGTCGGCTAGTTGTGGCAATTACAGGATATTTCGCATTTACATCAATAAAATTGTCCAATTGCATTTTCCCATCAAAATCATTCCCCGTAATCCTCATAACGTAATTTGGCTCTTCTTGTACAAGATCCGCATTCTCATTCGCTAAAGCAATTCTCATTCGTAAAGCATGTTCAGTATCTACACAGAAAACGATCGATTTCGCAAACCGATCAGTCTTCTTTAAATAATCACTTATATTCTTAGCCACCTCTTTTGTTCTTTCATCAATGACAATAGTACGGTCAAAATCTCTTTGAACAAACTCTTTGTCTTCGATAATCTCACCATCAACATCAGTCTTTCCTGCTTCTGGTCGGTATCCCTCTAAATCAACGTTTAGCCCGACTCTGTATAGCTTATAGGGAGCTAGAAAGCCATCATCTATTCCTTGCTTGAGAGAGTAAGTGTAAATTGGTTCTCCGAAATAACTGATGTTCGAAATATCTTCAGTTTCTTTGGGTGTCGCAGTTAACCCAATTTGAGTCGAGTTACTATAATAATTAAGAATCTCATGCCACCTTGATGCCTCATCCGCCGAAGACCGATGGCATTCATCCACAATTACTAAATCAAAGAAGTCAGGACTAAATTGTCTAAATATTTCGATATCAGAACTGCTCAGCTGATGATAAAGTGACAAATAAATCTCATAAGAAGAATCCATGTTTCGATTCTCAATTTTTGTCATAACACCTTGAAACGGTTTAAAATCATTCGTTCTAGTTTGATCCACCAAGATATTGCGATCTGCTAGGTACAATACTTTTCTCTTAACGCCTGCTTTCCATAAGCGATAAATGATTTGAAAAACAGTATAAGTCTTCCCTGTTCCAGTTGCCATAACAAGTAAAATTCTATTCTGCCCTTTCGAGACAGCTTCAATAGTCCGATTTATGGCAATACGTTGATAATATCTTGGGCTCTTACTAGTATCTGCAAAATAATATGGTTGCAAAATAACTTTCTCCTGTTGAGTATCAAGATTTTTTGCATTTACATATCTTTGCCATAAATCTGTGGGATTTGGAAATTGTTCAAGAGTAAGTAAGGTGGTTTTCCCGGTAGTTGTGTCAAATTCAGCAAATCCATCCCCATTCGACGCATAAATAAAAGGTATATCTAACTTCTTGCCATATTCAATAGCTTGCTGGAGTCCATGTGCAATTGGAACTTTGTTATCTTTTGCTTCCACAACAGCAAGAGGTATATTATTACGATAGAAAAGTGCATAATCTGCAAATTTTCGTTCTCCCCTCTTTTTTCCAATAATCGAAACACGACCATCAGTAAACTTATATTCCATCCTAATTTGGTTTTTTGCCCAACCAGCATTTTCAATAGCTGGAGTAATAAGACGGTGTTTCACTTCTTCTTCAGAGAGTTTTTTCAAGTCTTCGTTCATATCCATCGTGCCCCCTATTGAAATTCCATGTTTCTGATAAATCACTTCAAGACACAGTTATAATTTTACTTTTATTAATCGTCGATGTACTTTGAACTGAAACTATCAAACTTTGCCTCAATCTTCTGTTTTACTTCAGTTTTCTTTGACAAGAGTGTCTTAAAACTCGCAAGAATATTCTCATATATTATTTTTTCAGCACCATTAACTATGTTGTTGACACCATTAATTTCTGTGAATTCAAATTCAATATTCTCTTTAATTATTAAGGTAATTATTTCTTTTAAATCATCTCTATTCAAGTCAATGATCGGAAGTTGGTTTATTCCATCTTTGGAATAATACCCACTATTATTTGATATCTCTAAGATTTTCATAAATGTCCCCTCTTTCCTTATATGAAGAAATTCCTGCTTCCATTGTATCCATTAATGTTTTGTAGCTTCCAATTTCTTTACCACTTGTGGATTTAAATGCACTTGATGTTAATGATCCTGTATAAACTGAGTAATCACCATTACTTTCTTCGGTATAGATGATTTTATCAGGGTCTAGCAGTATACCTAATGTGTGATTATGCGTTACTAGAAATACTGTGGTTTTCTGTGCTAAATTTTTTATGAGTTGTCTGATATTATCCCTTAGGAATAAATTGTCAAAAGAAGACTCAGGTTCATCTATCAATACAATTTCGAATTTCGAGGCATCATAAAGTTCACTGAATAGAACGTATTCTGCTCTCTCACCTCCAGAAATACTATTTCCATTCTTGTTTAGGGTTTTGAACTCAATATCAAATATTGCATTACTGATCACATCGGATGAGAGACCAAGTTTTGATAATTCCTTTATATAATTATACGGAACTCCATAACATGCAAATGCTTCCTGCATTGTTAATTTTTGATATCCAATTCTCGACTTTACCGAAGTTATATTTAAGAAAGGCTTTCTTGTAGCTGTTAAAGTAAATCTGTACATATCATCATGAAGGACGATTTTTTGTGATTTGGATATATTACACTTAACATTAAACTCGTCAATTGAACAAAAATCTTCAGCAATTGAAACAAAATTTATATCATCTACAGGTGTTAACGCCGAACTTTGAGCAAGTATAGTTTTGATTTGTTTTATTGCTTTATTTGAAAAATCAATAATTTCGTTTTCTAGCTCTTCAGCCTTACCGATTTCGATTAAACTTATCAACAAGCTTTTCAAACTAGATATGGAGACATGCTCTTCAATAATCTTCTTGTACGATTTTGAACTTAACAATGTACTAACACTTGAAATCAATGAGTTTATTTCGCTCATATCTTTTCTTTCAAACAGTTGTGAGTTGAACAACTTACATTTCGAATATATATCCTGATTACTAGATTTTTCGGCATAATCTTTTAAAGAGATTAAGTAATCATCGAGCTTCTTCATGTCAGCTAAATAATCAATCTCTATGACTTTCTCAATAGTATCCTTCAGTTCTTTTAAATAACGATCTAGAAATTTAGAACTATACGACGTAATTAGCTTACTAAACTCATTTTCTTCAGCCAACTTTACAATAGAAAACTGTTCGATATATTTTACTTCTTGGGTATTGTATGCAGATTTGATTGTCTTCAAAATATATGTTTTTCCGGATGATCTCTTTCCAACAATTACGTTTAGTCCGGTGGAACCTACTGTACCATCTGGCAAGAAAACAAATTCATTCTCGGTTTGGCTCTCTGTTATGGCAAGATTCTTTCTGTTACGCAACGCAATTTTTAATGAACCTAATGTAATATTATCACAGTTGATATATGTCAAATTTGTTGGATATGTTTCAAGTGTGTCTGCGATTCTTGAATCACTAAAAATAACAGGAGTAAGTTCATTTTCTTTTTTTATTGTACTAAACCATTTCTTCGCACTTGAAACTTCTCCAACAAAAATATTATCTCCAAACTTACTCAATAGTACTGAAGAAATTGAAGGGTGCTTCTTGTAGTGCGGAATGATGAGATATTTTCGATAATTCGAAAAAATCTGAATAAATTCTTCAAAACTAACTGAGTTTCTTCCTGCCATTATGTTACATAAGGCCAGACACTCATTCTTAAAATCATCAATTATGTCATCAGAAGCAATCACAAGAATATGTGAATCTTCAATATCTACCTCTACACCTGGAAGGACTACAATATTGATAGATTTTTGAATTACCCTATAATTCTCAAAATCAAAAATATTGTGATTTGTTATTGCGATACAATCAAGCTTTAGATTATTAATATATGACCTTAATTTCTCGATGCTAAATATGAATGCTGGTTCGCTTCCTGATGATACGGTATGTATATGCAAATCAATTTTTTTCATTGGCTCCCCCCATTTGAAGAAATTTATGATCTCACTTTTTGTGAATATACTAGTTTAATTATATCATTCAAATTCGAACAGATTCGCGTCAATTTCTCTATCTTTAGGATTATTTCAACTTATCAATACCGAATTGAACAACTGTACATTTTCCTGGACAAAAAAAACAGCTGCTATCGCAACTGTTCAGCTTATATACAGAATCTCGATTTGCTCTTGATAGAGTTTTAAGATTTCACTTTTCGCAATCTCTCTCTCAAGTTCGCATAAACAATGCATCCAGAATGACAGGACCATTTCTTCACCTCCTGCTACTCTTCTTCGCAACATTAGATGATGTTCCTTAAATATCATTTTACTTTTTGTTCAAGTGTATCAATGCGGCGATGCGCTGCCTTTGTTGATTCTTCAACGCGGCCAATGCGCTCGGTATTGCTATTATGCTTTTCTTCAAGTTCGTCATGATCTTTTCGAAGTCCTATGGCCATGTCAAGCTTTGCATTGACGTTTCCCTTCCATTCCGCGTCATTGCTGATCTTGGAATCTCGGGCATGGATCCAACCAGCCAGCCCCACAAAGCAACCCGCAATCGCGATAAGCACTGATAAGCTGAATGTGGTATCTGGCGACATGGTTTATCCCTTTCGTATCGAAGTTGGTTTGAAGTAGGCGGTGATGTATTGTGATCCGGTTTCTCCAACCACAGCTTTGAGATTGATCGAACAGCCCACCGAGTAAGGAGCTTTTGGGAGTATCTTGATGACCTTCATACGCCGGCTCCTTAGGCTCGCTGTGGAACCCCCGGCGCCGAGACTGGTGCCCCTTCCGATCCCGGACACCAAGACGATATCCCCGACTTTGATTTCAGATTGGATCGATTCTTTTTTAGGCTCGATGTACGTAATGTAACTGTACTTCCCCCAGAATGACCATTTTCGAATCTCATCATTGGATTGGGTGACTCCCCATTTATTCCAGGCGGGAGTGGCTTCGATGTATTGGCGTTTTCCGGTCGCGTCTTTGCCGATATAGACGCCGACGTGTCCAAGGTTCTCCGTGAAGACAAGTAGCCCTACAAGGTCTGGCATGCTGGCAAGGGGGCCTTTTTGAGGGCAAGCAGAGTACATCATTTTAACATTCTGATCCGATCCCTTGGGGATATTGTAAGGTACGATACCGGGCTTTTCTTCCCAGAGATACCCTTTGATCAAACCCACGCAATCGAAACAATATTTGCCGAGTCCAGCTTGGATCGTTTTGATGTTCTGGATCGTATGCGGACACTTTAATTGGTTGATCCGTCGATCGATGTTGGTTTGGGTCAGTTTACGTCCAAACCCTCCCAACATATAGATTGTCGGGAGGGTGAGCTTGGTTTTACAGTAAGCGACTAGTCCTTCATTGGTTTTCGTCATGAGGTGAATCCTCGCTTTCATATGCAGATAGGAATGCCAATTCATCCGGTTCGGTTTCTTGTAAGTTCCAAATGTCTCTTTTATCTGCGAAGGTCGTCATTTTTTCACCCAGTAGACGGTAAATGGCTTCTGCACCAATGAGGGAATAAAAGCCGACCCAGGCACAAGCTGCCCAATCATAAGTGGCATAATACCTGGACATGAGAATTCCCAAGGCAAATGCTAGGATTGCGCTGAAGACTTCGACCCAAGTACTATTGGGGAACCATCCTTTGACACGTTGAACGGTTGGAATAACGACAGCCGAGACCAGGATCGCGACGGTGATTTGTTGAAGCAAGAGTGTAGTATTCATGTTTGTTCCTTTTCCTTTTACGAATTACTTTCTTTCCATTGGGATCCATCCCAGATTTTGACCGGTTTTTCCAACCAGGAGGATCCATTGAAGACTTTGGCGGGTTTGGACTCAAAGACCGATCCATTCCAGACTTTGACCTGGCCACCGGTCTTGTAGACGACCTCGACGTAGAGGGCTTCATTTGCCCAGGTATTGGTCACCGCGAAGGATCCGGGTGTCGATCGTGAGGCATTGAGATAATCTGTATTCTGTCCTGAAGCACTGGTCCTTGAGCCAAACCACAACGCTCTATTGGCATCCGCAGAGTTCCGTGCGAATCCTATCAATAATGGTGTCCCTGCCGCGATCTTGACGTTCTGCATCGGGAAGGTCACTTTAACCAGTTCGGAGTACGTATCCGTCGTGTTGGTTGGGGAGATCGAGTTCAGAGACTGTGCAAGGATTGCTCCGGTACTACGATTCCATATTTCGCCCCAAACAATCGGAACGGTTGCATCCGCATAGCGACCGAGATACACCGAAAGCTGCAGGATTGTTCCGTCCTCGGGCATGGTGGAGCGTAGTCCGACACAGGCGTAAGTGGAGGATCCTCCCCAGCGTCCGTAGTTTGGAGCGGTTAAGTAACCAAAGGTTTGGTTTGCCATTTTACTTTCCCTTCCACCTAGTTGGTGTCGATCCAGACATCTCCAGTGGCAGGCGATGTGGGTGCGACTGTCCCAACCGTGATCTTCTTTCCTCCGACTTTGAGGGCATCCGCTGCTTGAGCCGAGGATCCTAATTTGGCATTCAACTGCGATTGAATCCCGGATGTCACCCCGGCCAACGTTCCCAACTCCACATTGGTGATATCACTGTTGGCGACTTTGCCATTTCCATCCGAAAGTAAGACTCTGTTGGCGTTTAAACTCCCGGATGTAATGGTGGAAGCTGCGCCAATGATGGTGGCTTGTTTCGCGTTGAGCTGTGTCTGGATTGCTGATGTTACTCCCGCCAGGGTTCCAAGTTCTGTTGCGGAGACAGCTGCAGCGATGACTTTCCCGCTTCCATCCGAAATGAGGGTTTTGTTGAAGGAGAGATTGCTGCCAGCTATCGTTGATGCAGCCCCATTGATCGTCGCTTGTTTTGCGTTGAGCTGTGTTTGGATTGCGGAGGTGACGCCACTTAACATACCGAGTTCAACATTCGTCACAGGACTAACATCGAGTTCTCCAGACACATCGGAGATCAGCGCGCGATTAGGTGTCATGTAGGGCAGATTGGTAATCGTCGAGGACACAAATCCGCACACACTCGCATCGGTTCGCGTATCGGTGATGTTTCCAGCCGAGATCGAACTTACCCCGGCGTTGACTTGAATCAGGGCTAAGGAGAGTTCAATGCTTTCCGCATCGCGCGTAACACCCGGAGCGACCGGATTCGACGCTGCCATGCCTTCCTTGCGTACAATCGTCATACTCCTGGAGGCAAACTGCAGTCGAATGACGTATCGATCAATGCGATTTAACACTGCGTTCACCGGAATGATCTCGGTAGTGTCCGCGTCATTGATGAGGAAGTAACCATTGATCCAAGCTTTCCCTGCCTTGATTTTAAGCGTCAAGCCGGTTGTTGCTTCGATCTTTAGACTTGTACTGGGCTCAGGGAAAACCCCGCTCCCAATGAAGGCAGCGAAGTATTCCGCAAACTCCGCAGCCGAGTACAATCGATCGCCTGCAACACTATTGAAGAATCCACTTCGTAGAGCCATGTTTCAACTCTCCTTCCTTACGCAGTACGCTTCCAAACATAGACAGAGATATAGGGTGGCAGATTCGAGGTACTTCCAGTGGATCCTGGTGTTGTCGCATCCGTCGTTAAGACAATGGATCCTGTGTTCCCTGGAGTCGTAGCATCGGTGTTCAATGCAGTCGAACCCGTGTTTCCTGGGGTTGTTGAATCGGTCGATGAACTGGTATTGTCAGTGGATCCACCCAGTTCAGTCGCAGCACCATTGGTTGCAGAGGATGCTGACCAAGCTCCAGCGTTCTTGTTTGTCTCTGTCCAAACGGGAGATACAGATTTTTGACGATTGTAGATGTACCCGGTATTCCCGCGAATCAAGGCGTAGCCTGCAACCAAGGTATGGTTGTGGGCAGGAACGACATGGGTATGCGTGGCTGAACTGTGATTATGAGCTGCGACGCCATGATTGTGCGCGGCTGAACTATGACTGTGAGCTGCAACATCGTGGGTATGTGAAGGCGAAGTATGCGCATGGGTTGCGGATCCACCACTGGACCCTGGACTATACGTCGGTCCACCCGCCAACAAGAATTTGTCCGAAATCTGCACCCAAGTTCCACCAAAGAGAATCCCTGGGCTTGTTGAAACTACACTTAGATACAAAGCACCAATCGGATAGATCAGACTCCAAAGGTTGTTGAGCTGCGTTTGAAGCGCTGACGTTACCCCAGCAAGATACCCGACTTCAGTCGACGAAGGAGATCCGGCGACAAGGTTTCCTGATCCATCTGAAATCACGACTCGATTGGGAGTCAGGGTTGGTGACCCGCTTGCTCCAGATTCTGAAGTATCAGGTTCGTTCAATGAATGAACTCTCGTTGCTTGGCCAAAGACTGGGAGAACAGAACTTCCATTGGAATCTTCAACCTCGGTGATCTCCGTGATACGCACATGGATTCGTTTCCCCCAACGGCTATTTTCAATGGTCACGATGTCCCCTAAGTCATAGTCGACTTTATAGGTACCATTGCCATTAGGGAGAACCGTTCCTTCAAAGGTTTCCACCGTTGGTGTCAAGGCTTCAAATCCTTTTTGAGCAAGCAGTGTCTCATATTCCTCCGTGCTCATTCCATCTTCGATGCGAATGTCTTTTGCATTCACGAAGACTTCGCGACGTCCTAAGCCGCTTTCGCTCCCGACGAGAATTAGCGTTCGGCCTTCTTTGACCCCTTCCCCACCCACAAAGGCAAGGTTGGAAATGGCTTGCGCATTTTCCTGATAGGTTGAGGTCAGTAGATTGTCGTAATCATTACTGAAGATAAAGCGGGGATTCTCACTCTGTAGAAAGGATCGGTCCAACGGTTTCATCACTTCAAAGCGGAATTTCTTCTCACTTGGAATGAAGCGAACACGGAAACCGAGTCCACTGGTTTCGGACAGGCTTCTTAGGGTAGATAAGAGATTCTTGTAGGTCGCTTGAAACTGAATCATCTCGGTGAATCCCATCAAGGGTCCGAGTTCAACTTCAGGCATGATCCGCTCCGAGAGCGTCGGGGTTATGCAGCATGCACTGACTAAGCTTCGCATGGCTTCTTCAACGGTTGTATTGAAGGTATGTGTCTCAAAAAGGATCCGTCGATCGAGGATACTGGATCCAAATCGCCCGGTTATCTTTAAGTTCTCCCCCGCTTCGTTTTGCTCCAGCGATAAGGTTTCGATAATTCCAAATTCGAGCGCATCCTTCTTAGTTACCAAGTGATTCATCTTAAGCAACTCAATGGCTTCTGGTGTGGCTGGGACATGGATTTCAAAGTCTCCACAAGAATGAAAGACACGATGCCATATCACATCAGTCGCGGTATCGAGGATGCCAATCAAGTCAAGTTGTGTATCATAGATCCGTAGTTCCATTGGCTATACCCCGCTGTATTTAGGACGAAAGGTAATCTCTGTAAACAACGAAGAAGAACCGCTGCTGCTGGTGGCGTAAAGGACGTTGTCTCCTTCTTCCAACTGCAGGAAAGTGGATCCCAAGGCCAAGGCATTGAAGAGGTTGGTAACTTCACCGCCCCGCAAGCGCTCAATGCGTTTCTTGCCAACATCCGTTGTAATCGTCAGTACATCCCCCGCCAACATCGTCGTTTGGAGTTCGATATACGTCAGAGTTTGGGTATTGATGAGTTTCGGATTCACCACTTCCCCATCGGCACTATAGCGAATCTTCATACCAACGGATATGTCTCCAGGATTATAGAGGTTCACCGCTTCAGAGGGAACCACAATCCCCATTTCAACGCCTAATCCGGTGAGTTGAAGTGGAAAAGTGAAGGTGGATTCGATGAAGGAAATGTCTGTCAAGATGTCCTGTAGGGCTTCGAAGTAGGGTTGAGGACAAAGCAAGGAAATCATCGCTTTGACTGGCCAACTCATCGGAGGAATTTCCAACGCTTCGACGTAAGCCTCGATCTGTGCCTCGATCCGCTCAGAGGTATAAATCAACATCCCCTTCTGCTTGATTTTGAAAACATCGTAGAGTTTCTGGCGGTTGGATTCCACCTCTCCCTGAAGTTGGAGCGTGAGGATCAGATTGCGTGGATTCACTGACGCATTGACAAAGGTTGCGCCATCAAAGCCGGCGATGGCTTGGATTTGGATGTTGGCTTTAGGCGGCGTGATGCCGGTAAAATCGATCAATACGAAGTCACTGTCTTCCCCGAGGTCGAGGGATTGCTGCTTCGCATTGATGTATTGAAGTTGGATCATGCCTTACCCTCCCTTACTCAAAGCGACGGCCAACACTTGACTAGCATTTTTCGTTTGCCGATAGACTTCATAGGCCGAAAGGGCTTTTGGCGATACGATGTTTTGCGTCAATTGAATCGAAGGTCCGCTCGAACCGGATGCTGCAGAAGTGAAGTTGCTCGGTTGAACATTTGCATTAAAGGATGTCGGAATCGCCTTCTGGATGTCCGCATTGATTGATTTCATCTCGCTGCTAAACCCCGATCCTAAGCCAAGTGCCATGTTCTCTCCAATCCCCGCGAAGACTTTGGAAGGCGATCGGATCCCTAATAGATCCTTTGCCCCATCGATGATCCCAGAGAAGAAGCCACCAACTTTATCTCCGATCCATGACGTCATGCCTTGAATACCATTCCATACTCCTTCGACGATGTTGGAACCAATGTCCTTGAACCAATCCCCAACCTTTGAGAGGCTTTCGGGGATGGTTTTGGTAAAGAAGGTTACAATCTTCCCTACCACCTCGCTGATCGTCGTCAAGATTCCCTCAAAGATTTTCTTCACAGCTTTACGGAAATCCTCGTTGGTATTCCAGAGGATGAGGATCCCCGCGACAAGAGCGGCGACAAGGGTGATAATGATTCCAATCGGATTGGCGGCCATTACAATATTCAGTAGAGCTTGGGCGGCACTCATCCCTTCGGTAGCGGTTTGCCAACCTTTGACCATCGTGATTAATCCCTGGATCATGGTCACCACATTCCAAGCTGCGAGCCCAGCTGCAATCCCACCGATCACGGCGACGATCATTGGCCCATTTTCGATCGTAAAGGTGATGAAACCATGAATGGCCTCGATGATCGCGGGCATGTTGTCTTTGAGTTGGGTAACTAGGTCATTGATCACCGGGGTAAGTTGCGCCAAGGCTTCGTTCATCAAACCTTGCGTGGAGGCTTTCAGGGTCTCCATGTTGTCGTCAAATTGTCCCAAAGCACTTACACCTTCATTGCTGACTACCGCCCCGACCTGGTGCGCTTCTTGGGCTAAGCGGCTGAGCTCCGTCGAACCTGCCTTGATCAGTGGATTCAATTCCGTCGCACTCTTTCCAAAGATCTGCATAGCTAAGGCATCGCGTTCGGTCTCATTGGTGACTTTACCTAAGGTATCGATGACTTCATAGAAGACGTCTTTGTTGTTGCGTAAGGATCCATCCGCATTGGTGATTTGGACATCGAGTTCTTTGTATGCAGCTGCTTGATCGTTGAGTTTTCCGGAAGACAGTGCATCGCGAGCATCATCCATCGTACGGGTCATCTTATTCAGAGATCCAGTCATGGTTTCAACAGACACATCCACAAAGCGAGCTGCATAGTCCAACTCTTGCAGCTGCTGGACGGAGATTCCGGTTTTATTGGAGAGTGTGATGAGATCATCCGCAAAGTGTCCGGCATCACTCATCAATTTCAGGATCGCTGCACCTGCAGCCGCTGCGGCCGCCGTCACGGCGACGAGGGCTTTCTTTCCGAGTTCATTCATCGATGACGTGAGCTCATCGGTTTTCTTCTTCAAGGTTTCTTTTTGTTTCGCGAGATCCTCTGAACCATCTTTTAGTTTCGTGAGGGCGGTTTGGGTCTCATCCAGTTCGAGTTTGTTGCGATTCAGGGAAGCAGATTCACGGTTAATGGATACCTCAAGATCCTGGGCGGCTTTCGAATTGTTTCCATAGGCTTCGGAGACTTGTTGGTGTTGTTCCTTAAGAGCTCGAACCTTCTGTTCTTGGATGTCGACGATGGTTGAGAGGCTTTTGATTCGAGCACTGAGTCCATCTGCGTTTTCACCCCAGGTTCCCATACTTGCGGCAGCGGCTTTGAATTCGGAGTCCGCAATCCGGATCAAGCGATTGGCTTCGGTCAGTCCGGCTTTGAGATCCGTTGTATCGAGTGTCCATTTCCCGCCTAAGATTTCATCGGCCATTCGCAATCACCGTCCTTTCTAGAACCAGTTCACTTGATCTGCATAGACTTTCTTTCGTTGTTTCATTCTCTCGGGTGAACTTGGTTTCTTGCGTCCTTGCCGAGAAAGTTTGTTGATCAGCAAGATGACTTCATCGGCTTCTTTTTTCCGTAGTCGAAATGGATCCAATGCGGGAAATGCTTTACAGAGGTTTATTACAAGCTCAAAGAGGATTTCGGAAAGTGGTGAAGACTCGTCAGCCATCGCTAAGGAGTCTTCACCGTTTCCACGTTTTTTTCAGAGGTTCCCTCGATGTTTTTGACGACATTGACGATCTGTTGGAAACATCGTTTGATGTCATTTACATCCGCTTGGCGCAAGAGCTCTTTCGTCAATTTTGGAAAGACCAATTGGATGAAGGTACCCATTGCTTGAATCGCTTCACGTTCGGACTTTCCAGCAAGTTTTTCCGAGAGATCCACCACATCTTCGATGATTCCCCAGCGGATTCGACTTTCGGTAAATTCCGCGAGGATTTCATCCTTTTCATCGTAAATCGTTAACGAGATACTTGATTTCATTCACTCACCTCGTTAAGGCGTCGGCGTAATGACCGTTAAATTCTCCGGCGTTACGACCTGGGTGAACCAACTGGTGACATCCGCTTTCCCATCCCGGGCATCCACAACCAGTTGCTTCCCGGGTTTTTTACTGGCGTCCGGAAGTTCGAATCGAAACTTCGTGGTGATCCCAGTGAAGATCAGTTTGTGATTGTTGGTGTCCGTCGAGCTGTCTTGTGCTTTGGCACTTTCTTCATCCAGTCGGAAGGTGCCTTTGTGACGCCAGACGTAGCGATAGGTGCCATCGGTAAAGCGCAAACGATATCCGATCGCAAAGTATTTCGTTTGCGTTTCTCCGGTATCGAGTAATGCTCCCGTCACAGTGTCGACGACTTTCCCCAGTAATCGTGCAACAAGGGCAATCGGAAGGACGGGAACCGTCAACGTCGCTTCATCAAAGCCTTCAGCCGTAACGATCAAAAACGGTTGATTGTCGTAATACTTCGGGTCCGAGGCGCGTTCCGTTTTGACTGAAATCTCCCCAGCTGGCGCTAAGACCTCCGGCGTTCCAGCCGTATAGGCGGTCGCATCGTCTTTGGTGATTTCAGCGAAGTATAGATTGTCGAAACCTTGATATTCTTCATATACATAGGGTTGAGACATGGTTTAGAAATTCCTTTCTGTGGTGATGAAGTTCATACTCCATCCATAATGATCGCCTTCAAAACCTAGATCGCGTCCACGATTGTCCCGGATGAATCCTGCATCGCGACAGGCGAGAAAGATTTGTTGCGGTAGCGAATTCAAGAGACTCATCTTGGTCGAATAGAGAACAAGTTGTATGCGGATATAGGAAACAAGCGGTCCATCCTCATAGCTATTTCCGTCGGGACTGTCAACGATGAAGTATGTCAAGAATGACTCCGGTAGCGGTTCATTCTCTGCAATCGAACCTTGCAGACGCACTTCCAGTCCCATTGGTGCTAGAGCCGCAATCAATCTTTCTCGGACATTCATCGTTTCAAGTCATCCAGAATTTGAGTAAGGATTGTTTGTTGTATTTTTCGTGCTTTGGGTTGGTTACGTTGGATGGCCGGTTGAATGAAGGGTTCGGGTTTCATGTGGGGTGTACCGTGTTCGATAAACAGTGCCGGTAGTCCCCCCTTCCCTAAATCAAAGCCCACGTTCAACGTGAGCCGATTTCCTTCCCTTTCAATTTGGGTCGGATCATTGAGCGAAGCTTCGGTTAGTCCGGTTCGACGATGTTTCTTGATGCCGACTTTGAGATCGCTCAAAAACGGTTTGGCGCTTTCGACGATGGCTTTCTCGGCTGCCGCATCAATGTTGCCTCCGGCTTTTTGAATGCGCTCCAGGAGTTCCTTGACGCCGCTCAAGTCGAGTTTCATTACATTCTTAGCCATTAGGCACCTCCGGAAATCTTGCGAACTTTCAAGATGAGATATTGATTTCGCATATCGATGTTCTCCGGTTCGCCAATCACTTCCCAGATACTTTGATCTTGAAGTAAGAGAATTCGGTCCGCCGCTTGGATGTCTTGACGATACCAAGTTACCAGTGTTGCGGTATTGAGAATGACGAGACTTCCATTGACGATGGACTCGGTCCCACCATAGGTTTTAAAGCTGCAGCTGAGGATTGGATCCGTCGCATCTTCATAGGTGAACTCCAAGGCACCACTGACTTTTGTCGTGATGCGCTTTTGAAGTTTCACCGCAGTGGTAAACGATCCGACGCCAGCGGGCTTAAACACTAGCAACCACCGGATCTGGAAGAGTGTTAAGTTGGATCAGTCGTTGCATGAAGTAAGGACTAAATCGAACCGTGCCACTCTCCAGGTTCCAAAGATCCGCGACCCCACGCAGAATCACCCCGACGGAAGCATCACTCTCAAGAATGTCGGATCGGACACCGGCGCTTGCCATATAGGCTTTGACATCCTTCAGATGACGAAGGATCGTTCCATCTTGAGTTGGTCCGGTTATACCCAATCCTTTTTTCACTTCAATGAGTAGTTCAGCTTCCGTCATGGATTCTCCTTTCTGAGGCGCTGCCTAAACTAAGCGGCTTTCTTCTTGATGATCAGGAAGCCATTGGAAGCCACAACGTTACCGCCCACAAAGACGCTTCCTTTGATCGCCAACATGCCCTTCTTAAACGCCGCATCTTCCGAGACTTTGATCTCGTAAGGACTAAACAAGGCGAGTTCGTAGGCTCCGGGATTGCCATAAATCATGCACGGGGTCGTGGCGATGGTCGCCGCATCACTGAGGGCTTTGAGGGCACTGTTGATGACGTAGCGTACCGAGAGACCGCCATCTTTAAGGATCCCGGCATTGGGATTGGAGGCATCCGGGGTGATTTCGTATACGGATTTCTTATCCGCTCCACGTACATCCCCAAAGGCAATCAAATCGTTCTTGTTGACCAAGAGGACCGCATTCCCGAGGATGTTTTCATCTCCACCATACGACATCGCAATCTTGCGCAAGGTTTTTTCATCAATCGCACTGAATTCCAAGGCCGCATCGGTGATCGCCGGGGCATTGAGGATCCCGGTGAACTCCGCCGGCGTCGCAGCCGGATTCCCCAAAGGAATCAACCGCGCCACTTTCTTGCGCAAGGCAATCAGCGCCGCTTGGCGAATCTTGGTCAGGTATTGCACCGGGGTCAACTTGGAAACTTCCTCGGTGACTTCAGTGTAAATCGTGATTTTGATCGGTTTGATCGATGCATAGTCGAAAGTCGGTTCTCCTTCAGAGTAGTCTTGACCTTCCCCGGTAATCCCACCTTCACTGTATCCAGTGACGTAGGGAACTTCATATTCGGTCATCCCTTCCGCCGACACCACATTGACTAACTCAACGACCGAAGAGACTTCATTGAACTTCTCGTTGATGGTGTTTTGGACTGGCTTTGGAGAGATCAAATTTCCGGAGCCAATGGTGACGGCGCGAACTTCCTCAACGCTGAATTCGACTTTATTGGAAGCTTTGAAGGCTTCCGCGCGTTGTTCAAACTCACTGGGCTCTTCCGTACGACTTTCGTCGGGTTTCTCGGATTTGGTTTTCATGCCATACGTCGCCAAGATCGTTTTCTTTTGGGTACTGCGTTGCTCTTCGTCGTCCAGATCCTTGACCAAGGAACGCAGGTTTTCCAACTCATTGGCAAGTTCTTCCATTTCGGTATTCAAGGCACGGAGTTCTTCCACCTTTTCGGAGGCTTCGGAGCGTTTCAACAACGCATCCATTTTGGTTTGTTTCTCTTGAATCAACTTCAGGAGTTTTTCTTTATTCATTCTTCCTTGGTTCCTCGAACTTTCATTTGCAGCATGCGATTCTTCAATTTCCAGACTTCTGAGCTCGTTTTCGCTTTCTCCAAAGCAGCACGTGCATTCTCCAATGCCTGAACATCGCTGTCCAGCGAGCGTTCATCGCGGGCATGAATCTCCGTCGCATCATACGCCGGAAAGTTCACAGCCGAGACCTCTCGGACACGAGCGACTTTCTTGATGCGTCGTGTCGGGATGGATTTATCCAAATCCTCCCAAGCATCTTCTTTGATCGTAAACAGAAAGGACATCCCGGTGATGTCTCCGCGCTTGACGGCTGAATACAATGCCCGAGCATCCGCATTGTTCACAACATCGAGTTGTGGTTCAACATGCAATCCTTGCTCATCCACTTTCAAGGTCATGGTGCTGTTTCCGTTATTACGGCGACTACGAGCTAAGGGGATTTTGCTCATGTCATGATTCACAAAGAACAAGACATCCGTGAGATCGGATTCATCAAACGCCCCGCGTTCAATCACTTCATGGAAGAGATTTCCAATCTTTGTTCGATTCTCATAAACGGCTGCGAGTCCGCTGAGCATGTTGCCTTCCAGGGTGAAATCAGAGGTATACGCGCGATAGATCAGTTCATTCTTGGGATTCATTCGGGAGTTCCTCCGGTTTCGTGGATGCATTCTTGAGTTGGTATTGATGGGCGATGTTGACATCGACATAGTTGAGTGACATCAATCGTACATTCCCTTCTTCGTAAGGTGGGTAACCAAACAAAGCGAGCAGGTCGTTGTTGGTAAGGGCACCGCGGTTCCCCAAGAGATCTCCGACCGCCACGCGTTTATCCAGTGCCATATAAAGCAAGTTATTGGCATAGAAGACGATCTTGTTACCAAACTGCAGTTCTCGTTGGGTGAACAGACTCTTCGTAAAGACTTGGTTCAGTGAATTAATCAGGGGTTCAAGTGTTTTCTCATAGAAACTTTGATATTGCTCGGGGGTAAAATCCCCGGAGAGGATCGGGATGGAAACGCCATAATGACGTAGGATCTTCGAATCGATGAAGGCCAGTGTTTGCGGATCAACGAGTTTGGGATCAGGCTTGATTTGGATGTATTCGGATTTCAGGTCCGCACCAATGATCCCGTTTTTATTTTCAGCTAACATCTTTTCGAATCGCAGAATCTCTGCCTTCATGTTGTCTTCATCCAGGATCGTGTTGTACTTCATGACCCCGTAAATCTGCATCGAGGAATTCACCGATTTCTCAATGGATTGCAGTAACTTGTGGTTGATGTCGACGGTTTGAAGAAGCGCTTGGTTATCTGGTTGGCCATTGGCGTTGCCACCCATGAAGGGATTGACCGAATACCGATACCGCCAATGGATGAGGTCGGAATATTTGACCACCAATTTCTCATTGGAGTTGAAACGGAAATCAACATACAGCTCGTTCTTGCCATCGACGATGAAGGTGACTTCGGTCGGTTCCAGAGGATAGAGGGCTCGGTACTTTCGTGACTTCCCCTCTCCGGTGATCAATTCGTCATAGACCGGAAGGATGAACACGTTGTAATTGAGGAAGAGTTGCCAAGTGATTTTCTCAAGGAAATCCTTGGTGGTGCTCCACTCGTTGGGTCCATATTCGAGAAGATCAGAAATCGAATCGAAGACCGGGACTTGCAGGTTGTTCTTATCGAAACGAATGTGTTTCGGGGTGAGTTTACTAATTTCCTGTGCGATGCAAGCAATGGCTTGTTGGACCACATCACTCGCAAAGACATTCTGACCAAACTGCCCATAGATTGGAACATTTCCATTGATCATGGCCAATTGACTATTCCCATTCGGGGGTTTATTGAAGCGTTGTACGAGGTTATCAAACCATCCCATCTCTTTCACCTCATCTCAGACTTTCCAGGTATTCGGTACGATAGCGTTGCCACATCGCATAGAGAATGATCTTCGTGACGGCACCATCGATACGTCGGTTGCGGATGTCATTCACTTTGACTGGCATAACCAACCCCAAGTTATCGATCTTGATGGCGGTATTCCCTAAGCACCATCGGTCAATCGGGTTGTTGTTGTAATTAACCAACTTGGATTTCAAGTCGGCTTCGAGTAACTTCATCGGATTCGATAGCGTGAAGCGGTTTTGATCCACGCGCTCGGTATCCAGCCCAAAGTTATCCATCGACGTCAGCCACGTCTTCGCAAAGCGATTGTCATAGCCGGTCTTGTAGGTTCGGATCTTATAGTTCTTGTAGAGATCCACAAACCATTTCGCGACCCGTGACAAATCCACTTCATTTCCTTCGGTGATTTCAACCAATCCCTGACGAGCCCAGTCCAGATAGTCTTTCTTGTCTTCGATCGTCCCTTTGAGCACTTTACTCTCCGGGATGAAGTATCGGGTGTGGATGTATTTCGTAGGGTCACCTTTTTTCATAAGGAGTATTTTGGCGCAGGTCAGGTCCGTCGTTTCCGCTAAGTCGACTGCTCCAAGGGCGATGCATCCAATGAAGTCTTCCAGCTGGAACGTGTTGGTGTTGACGTAATCTTGTTCCATCAACCAAGCTTCCGCGTTGTTTTGCTTGATATTGAAGTCTTTGGCTAGGATATACATCCGATCCCCTTTGTCCATCTTGGCCTTGTTGATCTGATCGCGGAGGTAATCCACTTTCTTAATCAAACCCAAGGAGGGATTGGACTTCACCCAGGATCGTTCATCCTGCCAAATTTCCGCTTCGCTGTCTTGGGTGTAAAGCCAAGCTAACAAGGTATCATCTTCGTGCTCTCCAGCCATGACGCGTCGGGCATATTGCAGTTCTTTATCGAGATAGCCATCATTGATGAATCCCTCGGTTGTGATGTTGATAAACAGCGGTTCGTCTTTGGTCGATTGGGATTGTTCGATCGGTTTGGCAATCGAGTTATCCTTCATTTCATGACTTTCATCCAGAATCCCAAACTCGATATTGTAGCCTTCTTTGTTGTGGGTTTTCTCGGACAGTTTGAAGACCTTGCTTTTGTTCTTCTTGTTGAGGATCCAGCGCAGGTTCTTATGCGTTCGCTTGTTGTACGGGTCAAACATTTCCCGCATAGCTCCGATTTCCAAGAAGATGATCGAGGCTTGGGCGTCGTCATTGGAAGAGCAGACAATGTCCGATCCACCACTTCCCATCATGAGTTCTGTGAATGCCAAAGCCGCAGTCAGGGTGGATTTCCCGTTCTTGCGGCTGATAAGTAAGATGACACGTTTGAATCGGCGTTTGTTAGTCGCGGCGCGGATGAAGGAATAGATGACTTCGATGAACGCTTTTTCCCAGAGTTCAAGTTTGAAAGGCTTACCATGAAACGGGGATTTGGTATGTTTACAGAAGCGTTCAATGAACTGAATGCGCTTCTGCGCTCGTTTCGGTTCATAGCGATAACGCGGATCCTGGGTTTCCTTCAGGAGTTGCTTCAGCGTCGTTTCAAGCTCTTGTCCAACGAGGATTTCACCCGCTTCAATCGCTTGAATGTATTCCTCAAGAAAGGTCATTCGTCATCGTCATCATCAAGAAAGCTATCAAATGCATCTTCTTCTTCAATCGAATTCTTGGTCAGTACCGCTCCAAGGGTCTTGATAACTACCGAATAAGCTTGAAGGTTACGCAGATATTGCTTCCCGGCTTCGGTGGGTTTCTGCAGGCTGCTATTGGTCGGATGGGTTTTAATCATTCCGGTCTGTTGAATTAAGGACCGTAAGTGGTCGTTTTGATCGGACAGAAAGGCTGCTTCATGAATGAGCTTTTCCACCAGTTTTTGTTTGTCCGGATCCACTCGTTTGAAGACATCTTTCAGTTTCTCGAGCTCCGATTGTGGGGTTGATTTTTCACTCATTTTTCACCTTCTTTCCGGGGATTCTGGGACTTCTTTTGGTTTCACGACTTTTTCCAAAACGTGGGATGAAATCTCAAAATTTTGGGTTGCGTGCATCCGTTGTCCCTTGTCCAGTTCCCAGACGTGGATCCTACATTTCGGCCGGGGGGGAGTCCGGCCGAAATGCTTTGAAACAATCCTTGAAATATTTATCCACTTCCCGTTTAAACTGGGTTTTATCCTTATCTTCAATATAAAAACCAAAAAATTCTTACCTATCACTTTCTTTACTAATTAGCTCAGCACCGAGTGCGGTTGCGATGCGTTGACGTTCAGACTGCAGTGGATAACCACCTATGATCCAGGCATTCTGCCACTTACCCATACGTATTTTCATTTGATCCAAGAGTTCATCACGGATTCGAAACACATTCATCCTGAGTTCTGAAGGTTTGTCATAGGCAGGCAACAGTGTGATGGCTTGATACAGTTCGTCGAGATCCAGGACCAAATCTTTACGTCCCTTATTGTTACGGACAAAGCTGGTCTTGCCGGACAACGGTGGTCCATAGACGATATAGACCCGTTGTAGTGTTGTTTGCCCAAAGCGTTCGTGGATCGCGTCATGACATCGGTGATGAACCAGTAAGATGTTCTTCGGGTTCAGACTCACCTGCACATCATTGACATTCTGAGGTGTGAGTTCTTGGATATGGTGTCCGATACATTCGATGTCCCGCAGGATCGATTGTTGACAGATCTCACAGACTAGCCCTTTGCTTGGAATACTTCGTTCCAGCATGAGCTGCTTTCGAAGTTTGATCCACTCCGGACTCTTATAGAAATCGGACAGAACTTGAAACTTTGCCATTACCAATCCCCTTGTTTCGCCAGGCGTTCTCTGAGTTCCAGCTCTTGTTTCTTGAGTTGCAACATTTGAGGATTGTCGGAATAATGTTCCGGCTCTTTGTTCTTCAGAAGTCCGAACAAGGCTCCGGTTTCAGGTGGTTGATGTTTT